GGCTGCGGTTGCGTGGCGCGGCGATGCTGCGACAGGAGGCAACGCGCCTCCGTCGCCTGGCCGACGAACTGGACGCCGAGGCTGACTACCTGGAGAGCCGGCAATCGAACGGAGCGACCCGATGCGAACCTGCGCCTGGCGACGCTGCCTCGCTCGAGGTGGCCGAGTGATGGCGACACGTCTCGATAGATTGTCGGGGGATCGGATGCTGCTCGCGCTGGAACTGCTGCTGCTGTGGCTGCTGGCCGACGCGCTGATTGCGGTGCTGCTGCTATGGCGGTGAGCGGCGTGCAGGGCGTGCGGGTGTCGGTGCCGGCGCGGTTCCGGCTCAGTGCCCCCATCATCCCCGAACAGGATCTGCACGAGAGCGTGGCAGACGCCCTCGACAAGCTGCTGAAGCCCCCCGCGCAATGGGCCTGCTACCCGGCTGGCAGCGTCCCGCTACCGGCCAGGTTCGCCAGCAAGCTGAGCCGCATGGGGTTGAAGCCCGGCTGGCCTGACATCCTCGTGCTGCATGGCCGGCTCTATGGCGTGGAACTAAAGAGAGTGGGTGGTCGATTAAGCCGCACGCGTGTTGTCCGCACCCGCCGTGGCGCGCTGCGGGAACTGGCAGGCCAGGTGGATACGTTCCCACGGTTGCGGGACGCCGGCATGGAGATCGGTGTAGCCAGTAGCGTCGCCCAGGTCCTGGCGCTGCTCACCGCTTGGGGTGTGCCGCTGCGAGTGAGCGCGGCAGTATGAAACCGCCGCGCTCTCCACGCCCCGCCTTACCAGGCCCCGCCATTCCCGGCCGCACCAGTCCTTGCCGCGCCGGGCGGCATCTTCGCACAGGCAGGCCATGAGACACTACCCGCATCCCGTTGTCCGTTTTCTAGCCGGCGCTGTGATCGCTTGGCTGATCGCAGCGATTCTAACCGTCCTGTTCGTCATGAGTGTTTAGGGAGGACACAACGCAATGCCATTGGATCAAATAACGAAGGTAGCGAAGCCGGCCAAAATCCCACCGCTTTCGAAGGGTGAAGTCGAGGCGCTTATCAACGGAGCGCCAGCGCCGGAAATTGTACGGATTTCGCGGCCCAAGCTGCGTATGGCGCCGGTGCAGATTGCTGGAATCAGTCCATATGTTCAGCATGCTTTTTCTGAAAAGCAGCGCAAGCAGATGGAAGAAACTCAAAGGGCTGGCCAACAAGCCCGTGGCAAGCGCAACCGTGCGCCGAAGATGTTTGAGGAGGTCTACGAGGCCGCCAAGCATCGCGCTCGCGGGCCTGATGGCGAGCCTTCGTGGGTCGGTATTCCAGCCCCGGCGTTTCGCAACGCCATGATCAGCGCTTGTCGTCTTTGCGGCTTCAAAATGACATTCGCGAAGTTAAGCGTTTTTGTCGAAGCGGATGGTTTCGATGTGGTCGATGGTACGCCTCTTGTTAAAATCACCGGCGAGCCACGTATTCATGAGGCATCGGTGAGAAATGCCAGTGGTGTTGCTGATATTCGCTGGAGACCGATGTGGGAAGAGTGGTCCGCGGTAGTAAATCTGCGCTGGGACGAGGACCAGTTCTCGTCAACTGACGTTTTCAACCTGATGCTGCGTGCTGGATTGCAGGTCGGTATTGGCGAGGGACGGCCTGATAGTCCTAACAGTAACGGCCTTGGCTGGGGTCGTTTTGAACTCGTAGAGTAACGGCTTTGGGCATGGCAGGCATGGAGAGGGGGTATGATGTGAGTGATCGAACAAATGCAATAAGTGAAGAGCTACTGAAGCTTAAAAACGAAGTCGGCATCATCAATCCGACAGAAGTAGTGCGATGGGCGCGGATCAACACGGACTCGCGTCTGCATGCCAACTTGGAGTGGGATGACGGCATTGCTGCTGAGCGTTATCGCGTCTGGCAGGTGCGCGCGCTGATTAGCGTCCACATCACCGATGCGGAGGGCGGTCGTCGATTCGTCTCGCTATCGATCGACCGCAAGCACGATGGCAGCAATGGCTATAGGTCGCTGGAGGACATCGTAGGGCGGCCGGACTTGCGCGAGATCATGCTTAAGGATGCGCTGGCTGACCTGGAGCGCATGCAGGAGCGGTACAAGAAGCTCAGCGAACTTGAGCCGGTTTGGCAACAGGCTGAAGCGGTTCGCAAGACGCGCAGTCGCAAGGCTGCGGCGTGATTGGTTTGGGCGTGGCGTGGCAAGGCGCGACGCGGTCCGGCAGGGCGGGCGTGGCAGGGCAACGCTTGGCGCGGCAGGGCGCGGTCGGGCTCGGCACGTCCCGGCTCGGCAGGCTTGGCCAGTCTTGGCTGGGACCGCCCCGGCCGGTCGAGGCATGGCGGGGCAGGCCCGGAACGGCGTGGCACGGATGGGCTGGGCACGACACGGCACGGTGTGGCTGGGCAGGCGCGGCCGGGTGGGGCACGGCCCGGAGTGCCATGCCATGGCATGGCTGGGCAGGCTCGGCATGGCTCGGATCGGCGTGTCGGGGCTTCGCAAGACGCGGCGCGGAAAGGCAGGCGGGGTCCGGCTCGTCGCGGCTTGGCTACGCGGGGCTTGGCTGGGCAGGCATGGAACATAGTGTGATGACCGTTGCGAGACTCACGCGTAACGGCCACAATGAAAACGCCCCAACCGTTGGAAGCGGCTGGGGCGCTGAAACTGAAACCATCGGTGCCGATGGTTATGCAACTGAGCAACCTGACGGGCTCATTTTGCATAGCCGTTGCCCCGCGTCAACGGAGCTGTGCCATGACAATCCCGATATACGTCCGCAACCGACCCGAGGGACTGCGCCACCGGGCGCTGATCCGGCGCTGGATCGTGCCCCGGCTGCGGCCTGGGTGCCGAATTCCATCGGCCGCGTGGATGGGGCGATTCTTGCACATCAGCGCCGGCGAGGGCGCACGGCACATGCGGCGGGTGCTGGCCGAGGCGGGAATTCAAACCGAGACGCGGGGGGCCTGGCGCGATCGCCGGACCTTCGTCGTCAGCCTGGGGAGGATTGAGCCATGAGCGCCAACGGCAACGGCCATCATTGGTCGAAGTTCTGCTGGGCCGACTGGCAGAACGACAAGGCGTTGCAGAGCTGCAGCTTGGCGGCACGAGGGCTGTGGATGGAGATCATGGCGGTGTGCCACGCCTCCGAAAGACCGGGATATTTTCTTATCAACGGAGATCAGCCGACAATCGAAGCGATGGCCAATATGTTTGGAAAAACGAAGCCCCGTGAGGTTTCTAAATTATTGGACGAGCTTTCCAATGTTAAAATCTTCACGGTTGAGGACGGAATTATCTGTTGCCGTCGCATGGTTCGTGAGGCAGCGGCGTCGCAAGCTGGACGTGAGGCTATCGCAAAACGCTGGAAAAACAACGGCGTAGAGCACACAGACACGCCAGATACCGACGCCATCCCTAATAGGTCACCTAATACCCCCCCTAATACCCCCCCTAATAGGTCACCTAATAGGTCACCTAATACCAAGAGTAAGAGTGTAGAGTCAGAAAGAAAGGAAGGTCCCCCCCCTTCCCCCCCCGCTAAGCTGGGGGGGCGACCCGCGACGACCCTCCCTGATGAATGGGTTCCTAATCCCAAGGCGTTTGCGCTCGGGACCGACCTCGGTCTCGCCAACGCCGAGGTGCTGTTCGAGGCCGACAAAATGCGCGACTGGGCACGCGCCAAGGCCGGCAAGGCCGCCGACTGGGATGCTCGCTTCAACAACTGGATGCGTAACGAAATCAGCGACCGCCAGAGGCGCCGGTTCCTGCCGGCGAAGCCCGTTGCCTCAACAATCGCGGATGATTGGCAACTCAAATCGTTCCTCACCCCAACATTCGACGATGACGAGCCAGAGCCAGGCAGGCTGCTTTCATGACCAGCCGCAGTCACCTCCACGTCGTCACCTCGTGGCTCAACGACCTCAACGACCTCACAGCGGGGGACAAGCCACTTGCCGACAGCAAGCGGAAAATCGCAGCGCTTGCCAGCGCGCTGTTCGATGATTTCCCGCCCGGCGCGTTCACCCGGCAGTCACTCCTCGTGGTCTCCCGCGCCTACACGTTTTTCCCCAGCTACTCCGAGATTTTCAAAGTGCTAAGCCCCTGGTGGAAAGACCATCGGCCAGCACCAATAGCCATCGCTCAAACTGATCGATCCATCGCTGAGAAGCAGGCCGTGCGTGACCGCGAAAACGCCGAGAGTTGGGCCAGGACACCGCAGGAGATCCGCGCCAAGATCACAGAAATCCGCAACGGCTTCATGCCAGACTTGCTAGGCTCGTACTACGCCGCCGCGATCCGGATCCATCGCCCCCACCTTCTGGGCCTGCTGCCGCCGGAATGGCTCAAGGAGCGCTCCGAGCCACCCGAACGCGCCGCACTCCGCGTCGCTGCCGCCGACATCCACGCCGATGTCAAGCGAGGGCCGCCGTCATGACCCCCCAGCCCCTCCCCCAGCACGAGCTTGACCATGCCGCTTGACGCTCACGCCATGACAGCCGTAGATACCGACAGCCGCTCACAGCGCGACCAGCGGTGCGGTAGCCGTTGGGGCGTCGTCCACACCCACCCGCAGGCCGAGCGATGGGCCGCACAGAACCTCCAGCGCCAGGGCTACGCAGCCTACCTGCCAACCCACACCGTCCGCATTCGCGACCGCACCACGCCCACACTCACCCGCGCCGTCGAGCGTCCGCTGTTCACCAGCTACCTGTTCGTGGCAGTGCCACTGTCCCATTGGGGGCCCATCCGACACACACTCGGCGTCCGCAGCCTGCTCATGAGCGGCATAAACCCGTATCTACTGCCAGACGCCGTCTGGAGCGCGCTACAGGCCGGCGAGGAGCTTCGCCGCTCCATCGCGCCACCCAACGCCTCCTGGGCGCCTGGGATGCCTTGCAGCCCTGCCGATGGCACAGCACTCGCCGGCCACCACGCCGTCGTCACCGAGATCCTCCCAGCAAACCGCGCCAGGATCGCCATCATGATGTTCGGGGAACTCCGACAAGTCTCGGTGGATGTGAACAGTCTCGTGGCGAGAGATGAGTAACCGTTATGCAGGTTAGTTAGGTTCCATGTCTGTATTTTACCCGAACTTTTTGGTAAAAGTCGCGGATATCGTTCCCTATTCTCGCAATACGCGCACTCATTCCGACACCCAAATCGCCCAAATCTGCGCCTCAATCACCCAATTCGGCTTCACCTCGCCGCTTTTGGTCGATGAAACCAACACCCTCATCGCCGGCCACGGCCGCCTCGAAGCCGCCAAGCGCATCAACATGCGGGAATTGCCCGCTATCCTGCTCGAGGGCCTCTCCGACGCCCAAAAGCAAGCGCTGCGCATCGCTGACAACAAGCTCGCACTCAACGCCGCTTGGGACGACGCGCTGCTACGCACCGAACTCACAGACTTGCGTGATCTGGGCTTCGATCTTTCGCTCACCGGCTTCGCTGACGACGAACTGAGCGCCCTGTTCGCGGACGCCACTGAGGGCCTCACCGATCCCGACGACGTTCCCGAGCCGCCAGCCGAACCCGTCACCCAGCCTGGCGACGTGTGGCTGCTCGGGCGCCACCGGCTGCTGTGCGGTGATTGCACCGACCCTGGCATGGTCGCCACCGTTATGGCCAGTAGGTTGGCGGATCTGATCGTAACCTCGCCGCCGTACAACCAGAACCTCGACAAGTTCAAACCATCCGGCATGCAACGAGAAACCGGATGGGTTAACCGCGTTGCCGCGGCCTACGCCGACAGCATGCCCGAGCGTGATTATCAGGACTGGCAACGGAAGCTTTTGGCCATCTGGCACGACGCGATGAGGGATGGCGCATCTGTGTTCTACAATCACAAGCACAGATACCGCGACAAACGTGTGGTGTCGCCGCTAGAATGGTTGCCGGGGCCGTTCGCGTTTCGTCAGGAAATCGTCTGGAGTAGGCCAGGATCGGTAACTCAGAACGCGCGTATGTTCCTGCCATGCGATGAGCGTATTTATTGGCTCTATAAGGGCGATGACTTCACGTTCGATGACACGACCGAGATCAAGTCGTGGTCGAGTGTTTGGGAAATAACGCCGGGGTCAGACTTTCATGCAGTCGGGTTCCCGGTTGAGTTGCCCAAGCGGAGCATTCGCGCGGCTTCAATGCCCGACGATGCGGTGCTTGAGCCATTCTCCGGATCAGGCACAACCATTATCGCCGCCGAAATGACCGGACGCGCCTGCCACGCCATTGAGATCAGCCCAACATATTGCGACGTCGCAGTGCAGCGCTGGCAGAACTTCACAGGGCAACAGGCAACCAAACCCGATGGCACGCCGTTCCATCACATACAAACCGACTGACGAGCAGCGCCGCCAGGTCCTCATGATGACCGGATTCGGCATCATCCAGGACGACATCGCCACATCGCTCAACATCACCAAGCCGACGCTGCATAAGCACTTCAGGCGCGAGCTCGACACCGGCATGATCGAGGCCAACGTCCGCGTCGCCAAGGCGCTCTATGAGAACGCCACGCGCCACAACAACACCACCGCGCAAATCTGGTGGACCAAGGCGCGCATGGGCTGGAAAGGCACCGACGTGCTGGAGAACAACAACCAACAGCCGTTCGCTATCTTCGTGCCGACACCGATCGACGGAACCAATGAATGGCTCAGGCAGCACGCGCCCGCAAACGTCCTGATCGAGCACGAGACGACGACCGACCGGCAGGACGAGTAGCGCCCGACGCCAAGCCTGCATCGGCATGGGAGCCACAGGCCGGGCCGCAGACCTCGTTCTGCCGATGCCCGGTGTTCGAGGTGTTCTTCGGCGGTGCGCGCGGTGGCGGCAAGAGCGACGCTGTGCTGGGCGAATGGGCCGCACACTCGCAGCGCTACGGCGTCAACGCCATCGGCCTGATGGTGCGGCGATCGCGCACCGAGTTGCTCGAACTGTTCGAGCGCGGCCGGGCGATCTACAGCAAGGTCAACGCCCAGTTCACCGTCAACCCGATGCGCGTCATCATGCCGAATGGCGCCAGGCTGACGTTCGCCTACCTCGAGCGCGATGCCGACGCCGAGGTCTATCAGGGCGCGTCATACACTCGTGTCTACATTGAGGAGGCCGGCAACTTCCCGTCGCCCTCGCCCATCATGAAGCTGATGGCCACGCTGCGGTCAGGCAACGGCGTTCCGGTTGGTATGCGGCTCACCGGCAACCCTGGCGGCCCTGGACATCAGTGGCTGCGCGCACGCTACATCGATCCTGCCCCTATGGGATGGAAGGTGCTCACCGATGCCAGCGGACTCGAGCGCATCTACATACCATCCCGAGTTAGCGATAACGTCTATCTCGGTCCGGACTACGTGCAGCGATTGCGGGCATCAGGTTCACCTGAATTGGTCCGTGCCTGGCTTGAAGGAGACTGGAGTGTTGTCTCGGGTGCCTTCTTCCCAGAGTTCGAAATGTCAAGACACGTCATCGCACCGCGCACGCTGCCAACGCATTGGCCACGGTTCCGCTCATTCGACTGGGGATCAGCACGACCGTTCGCCTGCCACTGGTGGGCCGTCTCGGATGGCTCGATGCACGACATCGCCCGCGGTGCGCTGATCAACTATCGCGAGTGGTATGGCATGAAGCCGAACGAGCCGAACGTTGGCCTGCGCATGACCGCCGAGGCTATAGCCGCCGGCATCAAGAGCCGCGAGGCCGAAGACCCGCAGCCAGTCACCGGCGTGGCCGATCCCGCCATGTTCGCTGAAGACGGGGGCCCGTCGATCGCACACCGCATGATGGGCGGCGGCGTCATCTTTCGGCCGGCCGACAACAAGCGTGTGGCTGGGCGTGGCGCCATGGGCGGCTGGGATCAGGTGCGCGCACGCCTCGATGGTGATGCTGATGGCAAGCCGATGCTGCTGCTGTTCTCGACCTCGCGCGATCTGATCCGCACACTGCCGGCACTGCAGCACGACGACGCGCGGCCGGAGGACGTGGACAGCGACATGGAGGACCACGCCCCGGACAGTTGTAGATACGCCTGTATGTCACGTCCGTTCGTGCGTGATCTAGCGCCGAAGCCGGTCGTTGATAGCTGGGCCAGAGCTTTCGAGCGCGCATCACGCAGCGATGTGGACGCCTGGCGCGTGGCGTAGGAGGCCGCATGAGCGACACCACCACGCTGAGCGGCGCGGAGTTCCGGCGCCACGTCGGCACCGATCCGGCCAAGTGGGCCGAGGCGTTCCTCGCGGCAGTCGGTGGCCCCGCTGTCGGGGCGCGCAGCGAGGCCGAGCGCGTCGCACTCGTGGCGCAGTGGTTCCGTGATGCCATGGAGGCCGCCGTGGCCGAGGCTGTGCGGCACGAGACCGCGGCAATATGCCCACCAGCGACACAACACGCCGGTTGAGTAGTAACTCAACCATAGGTTAGGCGGCGGAAAGTCCGATTATCGGACGGAACAACCGCACCGCGATCGTCTAGACCAATCGGCGGATTGGCGGGGTGACGGAAAACACCCGAAGTAGCGAACCTAATACCCGATATCCCATTCAGATCACCTGACGTCTACAAGCGATTGCAAGGGGTTAGTCCCATGCCTATCGGCTTCATCTTTTGGCTGATAATGCTGCTCGCCATCGTGTTCCATCTCGGCGGCTACTGGGGGCCGTATGCCGGCAATCCGGGCTACATGCGGTTCGGTGGCATCTGGCTGTTCATCCTGCTGTTCATCCTCGGCTGGGCGGTATTCGGCTTTGCGATTCAGGGGCCTGGCATCCGTTGAACCTGATCCTGCTGCTCATCATCATCATCGTGCTGTTCGGCGCTGGCGGCGGCTATTACTACGGCCCGCGCTATGGCTGGGGCGGACCCCACTACGGCGGCCTCGGTCTCGTGCTGCTGATCGTCATCCTGGTGCTGCTGTTCGGCGGCGGACGCATCTGGTGAGCCACGGCGTGCTGCTCGGCATCATGGTGGCGGCGCTGGTGGTGCTGCTGATCGCCGCAGCGACATAGCCGACATCCTTACGCAACGACGTAACGACGCCTGTGCGTCAACACATGGAGACATCATGGCGTGACCGAGCAGGAGCGCGCCAACGGCCTGCTGGCGGGGATTTCCGAGCGCCTGATCCGGGTACTGCCGCCGGCGTTCCTGATGCTGATCGTGCTCAACATCGTGTTTCTGGGCGTGTTCTTCTGGATATTCGAGCACAACACTGAGGTGCGTAATACGATGCTGACCAAGATCATCGAGAGTTGCCTGACCCACCAGCCGTAATTGAGGCCATGGACTACGACGACGAGGCTTCTGATCCCCTGTTCCTCGACGCGATGCACGCCATCGTGCTGCTGTTTGGCGTAGAGCCGGATGATGACAAACTGGCCGCCTTGGCGCGGATATTGGTCCAGTTGGCGGCGGATTACGAGAAGACGCCCGCGATCCCGTAGGGACGCGGAGCGGTTGCGGGGAGCGGATTTGAACCGCTGACAGTTGTTGCGTCACCGTAGATCGGCACCTGTTTCCAGGTCGTCGGGCTACGCGGATTTCCCCCGACCCATTCCCCAACTTCCCGAGCGCGACCGCACGGGCAAGATCAGGCTATCGACACAGCGGCCTGATCCCTGACGCTGCTGTATCTACCGCGCGGAGCGCCGCCATGCAAGCCAGCATGAAGCACGTCATCTCGGTCCCATGGACGGACGAGGAGCGCACCACCCTGCGCCAGATGTGGCAGAACGGCATGGGCTGCACCGGCATTGGCCGCCACCTGGGGCGCAGTAAATACAGCGTGCGCTCTGAGATCGAGACGCTGCAGTTGGGGCCGCGTGGCAGCCTCGTGGCGCCCCCCCGCACAGCCGCCTGGCCGAGTGGTGCTGGCACGAGCACGGCCTCAGCCGCTGCGACCCGGCGCCCATACCCTGCCGCCGCTGCCGAGTGAGATCCAGAACCCCACATGAGCGAAACAGCCACCCGCTTGCCCACACCGGATGACGACGCGCCGCGCGCCACCAGCGCCGACGCCGAGTATCCGCGCGACCAGGACGAACTGCACGACCGCCTCGTCCGCTGGTTCGAGGAGAGCGAGCTTGCGCGCCAGGACGAGATTGCGCTGGCGCAGCGCGACCGCGACTACGTGGACCATGAGCAGTACACCAGGGAAGAACGGAAAATCCTGAACGAACGCGGCCAGCCGATCATTACGATCAACAAAATCTCCGACAAGCTCCAACTGCTCTGCGGCATGGAGCGCAAGGCACGCACCGACCCCAAGGCGTTCGCGCGCACGCCGGCCGAGGAGGACCGCGCCGACGCCGCCACCCAGTCGCTGCGCTACATCAGCGACGACAACACGTTCCCGTTGATCCGCAGCGCCGTGTTCAACAACATGCTGGTGGAGGGCGCCGGCGGAGCAGAACTTGGCCTCGAGGACGATGGCCAGGGTGGCGCCAACATCACGATCACCCATGTGCCGTGGGATCGCGTCTGGTACGACCCGCACAGCAGGACGCTCGATTTCTCCGACGCGCGATATAAGGGGTTGGTGATCTGGACCGACCGAGATCAGCTCGAGGCCGATTACCCCGACGCTGACGACGTGATCGAGGCGTCGTTCAGCAGTGTTGACTTCTACTACAACGACCGGCCCGAAACCGCGTTCTGGACCGACAACAATCGCCGACGCGTTCGCTTGGTGCAGTGCCACTGGGACGAGCGCGGAACGTGGTGGCAGGCGACGTTCACCAAGCATGGCATGCTGGCCAAGCCGCAACGCAGCAAGTTTAAGGACCGCAAGGGCAAGAGCACCTGCGGCCTCATCCTGCAATCCAGCTACATCAATCGCGAAAACCAGCGCTATGGCATGGTGCGGGGACTGATTTCGCTTCAGGACGAGATCAACAAGCGGCGCTCCAAGGCAATGCACCTGCTGAACGTGCATCAGGTGGTGGCTGAGAAGGGCGCGGTGTCCGACGTGGACAATGCACGCCGCGAGGTCGCCAAGCCTGATGGGTACGTGGAGGTGATGCCGGGGCTGAAATTCGAGATCCAGCAGACCACGGACCTCGCCGCCGGCCAGTTCCAGCTTCTCCAGCACGCGACAGCCGAGATGCAGCTCTCCGGGCCGAATGCGGCGATGAGCGGCACCGATCCGCGTGAGCTGAGCGGTCGTGCGATCCTGGCCCAGCAGGCCGGCGGGGCCGCTCAGAACGAGCCGCTGGCCGACGCGCTGCGCTACTGGAGCCGGCGTATATACGAGAGTTGCTGGATGGCAGCGCGGGAATACTGGACCGCAGGTAAGTGGGTGCGGGTGACCGACGACCTGAACGACACCAAATGGGTGGGGGTCAACCAGCCAATCCGCGTGATGGACCGCCTGGCCGAAATGCCCGAGCAGCAGCGCATGATGATGATGCAGCGCATGCAACTCGTGCCGAACGATCCACGGCTACAGCAGGTCATCGGCATCAAGAACGACATCACCGACCTCGACGTGGACATCACGGTTGAGGAGGGCATCGACATTCCGTCGCTGCAGCAGGAGACGTTCCAGACGCTGGTGCAGCTGGCCGGCATGCAGCCTGGGCTGATACCGGGCGATGTGCTGATTGCGGCCAGCGGACTGCGCGACAAAGACATGCTGCTCGAGCGTATGAAGGAGCATCAGCAGCAGCAGCAGCAGGTCCAGCAGCAGGCGGGGCAGCTCGCAACGCGGCACGCGGAGGCCGACATCCAGGGCAAAGAGGCCAAGGCGGCCGCCGACACGGCGCTGGCCAAGGAGCGCACGGTGAACGCCGCGAGTGGTGTGCATAGCATCCACAGCGACTTCAGCGCGCCGCCGTATGGACAGCCCAACGTGGACGACAACGCGCAGCAGCCGCAGCCGATGCAGCCACCGGCCGATCCCGAGCAGATGACGCCGGATATGGCTGCCATGCACCACATGGCCGACCTGGCGAAGAAGCAGGCCGACATCAGCAAGACGCGCGCGGATACGATGCTAACTGCTGCCAAGATCCCGCAGGTAGCCAATCAGGCTCAGCATACGCTGCACCAGACGCATCAGACGGCGGTCACGACGAACAGGTTAATGAAAACACCGATACCGCAACCCGCGCCGCCATCGGCGCCCTGACTTCGGTCTGACGGCCAAGAACCTACCCTCCCACAGGTGAGGCCGAAGGGCGGCACTCCGCGTCTGCCAGACGAACCGGGCGCGGAGTCGATCGCCACCACCACGATCACAGGACAATCACTATGGCTGCCAACGAGCAACTCGAGGGTTTCCTCGCGAGCGAAGTCGCGTCTGCCGCTGAACCGGCCCCGCCAGAGGCGCCAGAGCCACCGCCAGAGGCTGCGGCACCGAAGCCCGAGGCAAAGGCCGAGCCAGCGCCCAAGGCGGCTGCAGCCAAGTCAGAGCCTGACGATGACGCCCCCCCTCCAAAGGCGCTCGAGGGCGAGGATGTCATTCCGCTCCGCGCCTATGAGGACGAACGGCGAAAGCGCAACGACTGGAAGAATACGGCCGCGCGGCTTGAGGGTGAACTGGCCGCTATGCGCCGCCAGCAGGAGGACGCACAGCGCCGTGCCGCCGCCCCGCCGCCACAGCCACAGCAGCCGCCGCCCGACCCCGCCACCAACCCGCAAGGCTGGGCGCAGCACGTCGTCCAGCAGCAGCAGGCGGCGCTGCTCAACGAGAGGCTCAACAACAGCGAAATGATGCTGGCCGATAAGATCGGGGCGGAGAAGCTGTCCGAGTACGTGCAGGAGTTTCGGGGTATGGCCGAGGCCGATCCGACGCTGTTCGGCAAGCTGTATTCGCAGCCGCATCCGTATGCCTGGATGACGCGCGAGGTCGATCGGCTCCGCCTGGTCCGCGATGTCGGGGACGACCCGGCGGCGTTCCGCGCCAAGATCGAGGCCGAGGCGCGCGCGAAATGGGACGCGGAAGCCGCTACCAAGCCCCCGCCAGTCTCTCCCGCCGCGGGGCTGCAGCCGTCGCTCGCCACCGCGCGCAGCGTCGCAGGGCGCTCAGCAGGGGCCTGGACCGGAGAGCCGAGCCTCGAGGACGTGTTGAGCCCAATACAGAACCGCAAGCGCCCGAACGGCGCAGGCGGCTCAGTGCGTTACTAGCCGTGCCTCCCCGCCGCCGGGGGTAAACGGGCGTTCGTGCCGACCCAGGTGCCGCCGACCGATTCAACGGGCGTAAGTGCCGCCGCCGGGCATTCCGGGCGTGATTTAGCGAAAGGAGAAATACAGACTAAGTATAGGAGTGCTCGGCTATGGCCGACATGATTCTTACCCCGGCCAGACCGGGTCTAACCCCAATACAGTGGCAGTCTGATTTTTGGGTAGAGTATCTCAGGGAGAACCAATTCACACCTTATTTCGGAACAACAATGGATGCGATGATCCAATTACAGTCTGACCTCACGCGCAAACCCGGCGATACTGTCGTATTCCCCACCGTCCGCAATCTGGTCGGGGCTGGCGTCAGCGGCAACACCGTCCTCGAGGGCAATGAGGAAATCCTCAACGCTCGCTCGCTGAATGTGACCGTCGGCGTCATCCGCCACGCGGTCGCGGTCAGCGACTGGGACGAACAGAAGTCGGTCATCGACCTGCTGCAGGCAGGCCGCAGCGTGCTGAAGAACTGGGCCGCCAACAAGCTCCGCAATGACATCATCTCGTCACTCGGGGCGATGACGGCGGACGGCAACGTGCAGGTCACCTACGCCGCAGCCAGCGCAGCACAACGCAACACCTGGCTGGTCAACAACGCCGACCGGGTGCTGTTCGGCATCAGCAAGTCCAACGCGGTCAGCGGTGTGTATGCAACCGCATTGGCGACGGTGGACAACGCAGCCGACAAGATGACCGCCGCGCAGATCACCCTGGCAAAGCGGCTTGCGCGCACGGCAACGCCCAAGATCCGGCCCATCCGGATCAGCAACGACGAGGAGTGGTACGTGATGTTCGTGCCAAGCCTCGTGTTCCGCGACCTGATGCTCGATCCCGTCATCATCAACGCGCTGCAATACGCCTGGAACCGTGGGTCCGATAACCCGCTGTTCACTGCCGGGGACCTGATCTACGACGGGGTCATCATCCGTGAAATCCCCGAACTCCCAGTGCTTCACACCGGCGACCCGGGCGGCTCCACGATCGACTGCGGCGCGTCCTACCTCTGCGGGGCACAGGCAATCGGCATCGCCTGGGCACAGCGCACCAAGGTCATCACCAACACCCGCGACTATGGTTTCATGAACGGAACGGGCGTTGAGGAAATCCGGGGTGTGGCCAAGCTGCGCTTCGGCACCGATCCCACGGTGGATACCACCAAGCCGGTTGACAACGGCGTCATGACGGTTTGGAGCGCGGCGGTCGCTGACGCATAGCCGTTCGTATCTACAGAAGGAGGCTCTTCGGGGCCTCCTCCTCTTCTCTCACAGGAGACATCCAATGGCCCATGCACCGACTGTGTCGGCTTCCATCACTGCGGCCGCGGCCGAGGCTGGCATCGAGCCACCGACCGAGGAGCAGATCGCCGGCATCCAGGGCGCCACGGTGGTGCTGCCGCCCGATAGCGCGGCCTCGGCCGGTGCGCGCGGCGTCTACGACGATCCCCAGATGAATACGGCGCTGCGCGATGCAGGCTATGTGCAGCTTGGCGTTGACCCGGCAGACCCCGGCGCCGAGCCGGATGCGCCTATACCACCGCCTGAAGGCAATGGCGGGACGGCCAGCGCGCCGGTCAACGTCGATGTGCCGTTCGTTGACCAGGCCGGCAGTGAACTTCGCTGCACAATGGGCAACTGGACCGGCGAGCCGACCGCATACGTCTATCAGTGGAAGATGGACGGCACGGACATCCCCGGCGATGGCGCCACGCTGCCTGTCACGGCAGCCGACACCGGCCACAGCGCAACCTGCGTCGTCACGGCCGAGAACGCACACGGCTCGACCACAGCGCCACCGAGCAACGCCGTGGTGGTTGCGTAGGCTATGCCGGCTGGGTGGAACACGCTGGCACCGCCGCAATTGGACGACAGGGTGTGGTCTGACACCCGTGGATCGTCGGGCCAGTTGTATCCACCGAATGCAGATACGCCAGGCTATACGTTCGGCAGCTTCGGGCAGTTACCGACAGCGTCGCCACCGAACACCTACACTGGCGCGATCCAAACGCCGCCGAACGACTACGCGGCGACCAGCGGCAACCTGCCGGCTGACTACTATCATATGCTGCAGTTCATGAACCAGGCGGGGCCAAATAACCCGCAACTCAACCAAATGCTGCAACTCCTCTATCTCCAGAGACAGGGCAGAACATGACAACGTCGATTGGCACGATCGCACAGAAGGCGCTGCGCAGGCTTAGCGTCAGGGTCGTGCCTTTGGATGACAGCCCGACGCTCACCGAGACGGTGGCGGCCGCCGACATCGCGACCGCCGCGCTGGTGGAACTCGGCGTGCTGAACTCGGACGGCACGCCCACCACCGAGACAGTGCCGCCGGCGACAATCGCCACGGCAGCCTTGGTCGAGCTCGGCGTCATCGCCTCGGACGAAACGCCATCGCCAACCGACCAGGCGCTGGTGCTCGACAAGGTGGCGAGTGTGCATGCGTCCCTGCAGGCACAGGGCATCGCGACGTGGACGGTCGATGCCATCCCGCGTGCGTTCACCGAGGAATATATCAAGCTGACCGCGGCCGACGCGGCGTCGAGCTTCGGCAAGGCCGTAGACCCGTCGATCGTGGCGCTGCTCGAGGGGCGCGTGCGCGCCGGCGCCACCGTGCTCAACGCCGACATGCCGTTCATGTTGGACAAGGTGGCGAGCGTCCATGCGGCGCTCGACGCGCAGGGCATCGTGTGGTGGACCGGCGATGCCGTGCCGCGCGCCTTTGTCGTGGAGTACGTGAAGCTCACGGTGGCGATGGCCGGCGCCAGTCTCGGCAAGGCAGTCGATCCAGCCATCATACCCGCGCTCGAGGGCCGCATTCGCAAGGGCGCGATGGTGCTGTCAGCCGACACCAAGGCGCAGGAGGCGGTGCAGGCGATCCACGACGACCTCGTGATGCGCGGCCTCGCACGATGGACCAGCCTCGATATTCCGAACCCAGTCGGTGAGGCATACGAGATCCTGGCAGCCGATCGGCTGGCGCCGCTGTTCGGTGGCGACACCGACCCGCGCGATACGCAGGCCGCGATGATCGCGATTTATCGCTACATCGCATTGCCCACCAGCGGGCAACCCGTCGCCGTGGCGTATTTCTAACGCGTTGGTCACCCGCTCATCAGCATAGCAGCAAAACCTCGAAGCGAAAGGGCCGTTCGTTGGCATATCGCATTCATTATTCTGACTACGCGACTGCGGTTGGGCCGCCGAACATACCGTGCCCGATTGTCGGGCCGCCCGGGCCGCAAGGGCCGATTGGTCCGCAGGGGCCGGCTGGGGTCGGCTTTTTCCAGCTCGACTTGCCGTCCGGCCAGCCTGACGGCACCACAGACCTCTCGATCTACATTCAGCAAGCGATCGACGCGGCAGCAGGGCATGGTGCGCTGGTCATCCCCGCCAATGCCAACGCCTACGTCATCGGGACGACCTTATATATCCCGTCAAACACACACCTCATCATCGAGGCCGGGGCAACGCTGTTTCTGAAAGCCGGCGCTACCGGTAATATGTTCCTCATCAGCGATAACCAGGCGACTCAGCTAGGCGCCGACAATATCTATATAGAGCTGCGTGGCACGCTGGACGGCAATGCCTTCAACCAGACGGCTTTACCTAGCGCCGGCATCGTAAACTCCGGCCTTGTAACCAACCTTTATGTGGATGGCTTCTGTCAGGGCCTTATCACCAACTTTGCAAACTGGCCATTCAGCGTTGTCCGTTGCACCAACGCCGAGGTGCGCAACCTCGCAATGACCAACAGCAACAACTCGTGCGAGTTTGCCAGCCAACCATTAAGCGGCACTGTGGTGAGATGCTACAACGTCGGGTTCACCAACTGCTACATCAAGGACATCCGCGATGTCGGGCTGGTGTTATATGGCGGTATCACCAACGGATTTATCCGAGGATGTTATCTGGACGGTTCCAGCGCCTCGCTTTATCTGGACACCAGTCACCCGGATGGGTGTGTCGATTGCGAGATTTCCGGTTGCTTCGCCTACAATGGCTTCGCCAGTATCGGCGTCGTGGCCGTTATTGTGGGACACAACCATAACAACGCCCGTATTTTCAACAATACCATTGATAACTCAGGCGCCGGTGGACTGACCATAAGTGCGGTTGATTACTGCGAGGTCTACGGCAACACGGTGTATAATACCGGCATGCAGTTTGCCAGCTCGTCGGGGCAGAGCGGTCAGGTCATCATCTCGGGTGCGACCCACGTCAACTTCCACGACAACGCGGTTCGCAATCCGACCACCCCCGGCTACTACAGCCGCCAGACAACGAACACGATTGCCGGTCTGGTATCCTACAATCCATCCACCGGCGCTGTCAGCCTGACCACAACCGCGACGCACCCTATCAACGTCGGTGACCAGTTCAGAATATTCAACGCTTTTGGCAGCGGTGATTATCTGAGCCTCAACGGCTGGCAGACAGCGACAGCAGGCACGACGGGTTCAACAGTGAACTTCACCGGGCCAACCGGCCTGACGCTGGCAACGCTCAAAAGCGGCACCATTAACAAATACACCAATGCAGTTGCCGTCACCATCGCATCCGGCACCTACGATCCGGCCACGGGTAATGTCGTCCTGACCACCAGTGCGCCACATGGCATGCCGATGACCGCCGGCGTTCCACAGCCGTTCGTGGTTTCGGGGGTCACCGGCACTGGCCCGGTGGCCAATCTCAACGGCTATCAGACAGCGACGACCGGCACCGCCGGAAGCACCATCAACTTCACGACGACGGCGAACATGGCTGCGATGACGATCACCGGGGGCACCGTTCTGCCGCCGGCTTTCGGCGTCTCCGTCACACAGGTGGGTTATTCTCGTATCCTTAACAACTCGATCGGTGACTGGCAGACCACGCCACTCATGGTTGCGTGCATCGGTGGCCAGTGGGCTGGTGGTGCCACGCATGGTATCGACGGTTATACCGAGGGCAACGTCTACGGCCCCCGGCTTGCTACGGGACCGCTCTATGGCTCCCCGGCTGATGCAATGGTGTATCTGCCGCAGTTGCCATTCGGCAGCACACAGGGCGTCAGCTACGATGCCGTGCTGGATGTTTACTATGGCTCGGCATTCGGCCGTAACATCACCACGCAGACTTTCTTTCCCAACAAGGGCCTGACAGTCGGGTGGAACCTTAGCAGCCGTCTTGGCGAGGTTGACTTTCTGTGTGGCAAGCTGACTGGCTCCGGGGGGTTTGATTTCCTGCAAGTCACGAACGACGGCACGCTCGCGGCTGTCGGTGTTGCTGGTTCACTGCTGGCCAATGATGGGATGGGCAATACGCGGCTTGGGGGTGCCCTGCTACACGGGGCCATGCAGATCGTTGCATCGCTGGCCAACGCTGGCACGGTCACAGTCAGCGCCAGCACCAGCATGGTGCTGATACGCAATTCCGCCAGCATTGCCACGGCGACAATCGTTCTGTCGACACCATTACCTAACCAATTTACCACCGGCGCCGAGCTGGAACTCAACTTCCAGAACCCGGTCGGCGCACTGTCGTGGTCAGGGGCATCTGTCAGCAACCCACCGACAGCCATCGCCGCTGCAGGGGCGTCGGTCAGCTTCATCAACTCAGGCACGACGTGGCTGCGGAGGATCGCGACGTGATGGACGGCGTGAACATCCCCGGTGGTCCGGCGTTCATCGGCTTCCCGCAGCCGCCTGACGTGCCCTGCGACCCGACCGGCGACGGCTGGCGTGGGCCACCGGGGCCTCCTGGCCCGCCTATGGGGTCGTTCGTATCAGACACCGCGCCGCTCAACCCGGTATCGGGCCAGCTCTGGTTCGATAGCTCCAACCCGCAGCTCTACGTGTGGTTCGTTGATCCGACCTCGGCGCAGTGGGTGATCGCCACGGCCTATGCCGGTGGCCTGACGACCGACGCACCGAGCGACGGGCAGACGTATGGCCGGCAGAACGGCGCGTGGGCGAACATAGCAGGCAGCGGCGGCTATCTGCCGCTGATCGGTGGCGATGTCACTGGACGCACCACATTTGCCGCCGGCATACAGGTGACGCAGACGGCTAATTGGGTTGGTGGCGTCACGAACGATCCGCATCGCATGGCGCTCTATGCCAATAACACTATAACTGGAGATTACAACGGCCCAGGGTTTTTCCCTGTGACGGGATATTTCGCAATCTCCTCCCTGAACATCAGGGCGCCGCTTGCGCTGGTCAACGGACTGACGGTGGCGGTCAACACGGGGATGCCGCTGACGAC